TGAGCCAGTCGCCTCTCCCACACCGAATCAACGTGGACAGGTTTCCCCCTTACCTGTGAAACCTTTTTCACCACCTTCTTAACGGTGGGTTTGATCAGCTTGAGAATTAAGTCCGCCAGCGGTTTGGCCACCAAGGCAGAAGTTGCAGCCACCAAGGCAATCGTTGTCGTCGTGACCACAGCCTCCACAGGCGGTAGTCCGTCAATCGCTTTTTCCAGAAACGGCTTGGGGAGACCGCTCTCCTCCGTTGCCTTTGGTGTCGGCGCATTTGGCTGAGGTAATCGCGGGATTGCCGGTACGTCAGGGGTTTGGGGTTTCTCGTTCTCGGCATCATCGGTCCGTGGTCTCGCAGGCTGGATTAGCTGAAATTCATGCGGCACGAAATCCATCGGATTGAACGATGGCACCTGCCCGTGCGGACAAAATGCTCCAACCCGACCTGGATCATCCTGCAGGAGGCTGGGGTTGAGCTTGGCGTCCGGGTGCACTGGAACGCAACCCGGCATTTCAATAATTGGTGGCCCCAGCTCCAGCGTGACTGGTGGTGCCGTGGGCGGTGTACCTGTGGGTATCTCCCGGATCTGCGGGATGCGGATCTCTGGGATATCAGGCATCAGAAGGGCAGAGCCGGACCAGTCACGTCAGGCATCTTGGGCATGGCGCCCTTGATCTTGCCCTCCAGCTCAGCCTCGATGTGCTCGGTCACCTTGCCGCCGATTCGCTCCATGCTGTCGTCCATGAATTTGTCGAACTGCAGGTAGCTGATAACCAGCGCTGCGGTCATGGAGCCGCTCAGCAAAAAGCTGGTGATGGCCATCAAATCAATGATCTTTCGCATTGAGGATTGCCTTTTCGTTGGCGTATGGCTCGACTGTAAGGAACTCGATGGCATCCTGCACATAGGGCTCCAGCCAGTCAGGCGGCCAGCAATACTCCCAGTTGTCCGGGTTGGTTAGACATGGAAAAACAACTACCCGCCAGAAGGCTGACAGGTAGTTGCGCGTGACGATGAGTTGATCGAAGGCCTGCCGAAACAGGCCGTGGTTTCGATCAGAACTTGTACTTGGAGCCGAGCTTGAGGCCGTAGCTGTTGCTTTTGGCGCCAGTGGCCATGCTCACTTCGGTGTAGAGACCGAGCTTGCCGTCAGCGGTGACAGGTGCACTCAGACCAGTCTTGGCGGAGAAGTTGTAGTCGGTTGCGCCACCCTCGGGGAACACAATCTGGGGGCCGCCTTGGATGTACCAGGCGCCGGCCTCGTAGCCGACGTGGGCATCAATGGCACCACCGCCGGAGGTCTGGTTACCAGCAAAACCCAAGTTGTACTCGGGGTTCACGTAGAAACCGTCAGCTTTGGCTGCAGGAGCCATAGCGACACCCAGTGCCACAACGGCGAGAGCAGCAGAAGCAGTCTTAAACATTGGAGTGTTGTAACACAACATCCCCGAGAGTTTACCGGCGTTGTCTACGTGGGCGGTTGATTAACTGGATCGTCAAACGGATCCTTGCTGCCCCGGCAAATGGCGACTGCCCGCCGGTAGAAAAAAGAATCCGTTTTACCCGCTTCTTCAAGCGCTTGTTTGATCTTGCGCCAGTTGTCGCGGGTGTGCTGATCCATCTACCTGCCCTGACCGCGATACTTCTTCCTACCGTGGCTAGGTTTTGAGTGTTGACCCGCACCTTGACGGGTTTTCTTAGGCTTTCCAGGGCGGTGTTCAATTCGCCCCAGCGCCGTCTTTGACTTGACTGCCATCAGTCGTCAGCCGGGAGCGGTTCGTTGCCTTCGGCTAGCCATTCCTGGAACGGCGGATGATCGGCAGTGCAGGTGACTCGAATCAAGCCGTCATCATCGACACGAGCGTAAATAGTTTCTCCTGAGGAGTTTGTGTTGAAGATTTTGTAAGTCATAGTTCAGCACTCCAAGCGAGGTAAGCGTCTGCAGTTTTAGCAACTGCCTTTGATCCTTGCCCTGCAGTCAAGCCGCTTGCGACTTGGAAATAAAAATCGGAACCATAAGCAGAAGCATGGTCAAAAAATGGCACAGCGCTACAAACAGAATCTGAAGTCTGATAAAAAATTTGGTAATCAGTTGCATCACCCGAGGTTTCGATCGCGGTCGGTGCAGTTCGCATAGTTACTGGAAATGCCTTAAACGCTTGGCAAAGGGTAGTGTTTCGGTTGTAACCCATGGCGAAAGAGTCACTACCAGTGCCGCTGTCCTGAATTTTGTAGTAATACCGCTGACACTTCGCCAGCTCATCGCCGTAGCTCCTGTGCTCAAACGGTGTGGCGACAGAACCGACTTCTAGTTGGACGCCGGTAATAAGCCATTCATTAGAAGTGCTATCACCCAGGTTTAAGCTAGGTGAGCGATTGCTGAGCGTTGTTTGCCACGTCTCCGAAGGTGTTCCTGCCAAGTCTGGTCCAATTTGCATATAAAACCTAAAAGCAAGACCCACAGTGTTATCATTGGCAAGTGCAGTCGAAGTGTTTCCCGGTATCGTAATTGTTTTGTATTCCCAAGTGTCAGCAGACGAAATAGTGTAAGTCGTTGCATATTGACTGGCGTCATCGTAATGATAAATCCATAGACCGTAATCGCCAGTTTTATTAGACCTAACCCAAAAAGAAAGCGTCATAGATTGCGCTCCAGAAGTTCCGTACTGGAGATGCTGTAGGTTTTGAGATTCAACCTTTGTCTCAACAAACGCTTCTTGACTACCAGTAGGGGTTCCTGTAGTTGTGCAGTCAACCTTGAAACTGGTTGAAAAACCTGCTGGCGCAATAGACGATTGAGCTACATCAAAAACAGCAGAAGTACCTTCACTGAACTTCCACATGTCAAGAGTGCTGCCGTTGGCACCTGTAAAACTCGTCCCCCGTTGAGCCACCTGCATCGCACCGTTGATGAGCAGGTTGCGATTGCTAAGCGGTCCAGCAGTCGGATACGCCACGCCATCAACTGTGACGTGACCGCTGGTGTCAATGGAAATGCCGCCGTCAGTTGTTGACGTGCTCTTGATCGAATTGACCTTGATCGTAGACATCAGCTGGCACCTCCTTCAAGTGCGGTAAGGCGAGCCTCAAGGGAGGCGTTGGCGGTTTCTAGGGTCTCGATCTTGGCGATAGCTTCTTGGAGCGCAGCGGTCAACAGTGGGACAAGCTTGGATTGGTCGATGCCTTGATAAACAGGATTGCCGTCGTCGTCAACCGCATCCTTTTCACCTGAGATTGCTTCAGGCACAACATCCTGCACTTCATGGGCAAGAAAACCATCAACTGTTTTATTTGGATCCGCAATAAAGTTGAAACGTGCAGGGTTCAGTTGCTGCAAGCGAGTAATGCCGTCAGTAACTGGAACAACGTTTTCCTTCAGGCGGTAGTCGGAAGATGTGCTGTAATCAGTAGATGAGCCACTTGTGCGAATGCTTCCAACAACCCCGTTATTGTTTCTGAACTCAATGTGGGCAATATCAGACGTGGTGGCTTGCCTGAAGTAAGCAGATGCCTGAGAGACATCACCCTCAACTGCTAGTCTTGGCGTCCCAAAAATGTTGCTAGCGCCATTGGAAGGGAGAGATACTGTTCCAGCCCTTGTTATACTCATCCGCCCCGTCGGAGAAGACGCGCCATCCGCAGTAGTGGAGAACACTAGGCGCCCTGGCATGTCGTTGGCGCCAGGGGTGGCATCTATTTCTGCTTCAATCCGTGCGGCCTCTACAAACTGTGTACCATCATTTCCACTAAAACGTATATCACCAATGTTCCAATTGCCGCCCACTGCTCCATTAGATCCAACGGTGCTACCGTCACTTTTGGCTAAATGAAGGCTAGCTACTGCAACACCGCCGCCGTTGTTGCAAATCAACGCAAGACTAGACGTAGCCGCATCTGTTCCTTCAACCTGAAAACGGGTTGTATCTGTTGAATTGTTAAAGTTTGCCCGCGCAGTAGACGTGCCAACTAAGAGGCGACCCGAGCCGTCGATGTTGACCGAATCGTCAGAGGCGTTGCCGTTGATGTCTAGCGGTCCCAGGTCGATGTTGCCGGTGCTTTCCTCAACAATGAAGGTGCCGCCGTTCTTCGCCGGGATGGTGATGCTGGTGTCCGTACCAGCAACTGCGGGAACATCAATCTCGATGCTGCCGGAAGTAGAGCCGTTAATTTTGAGTCCCATTAGGAAGCACCTCCTTCGAGTTGGGCGACGCGGGTTTCAAGCTGTTCTATTCGTTCCATCGCCTCCTGCAGAGCCTTGACCGACTTCATGTAAAGCACCGAATAGTTAACCGACTTGGTGACAGTGCCGGTTTCGCGCTCTTCGGTGGTGTAGGTGGGATCACCGTTTTCATCAAGTACCGGATCACCGTTCTTGTCAAGAAGGGGGATTTGAACGGTTTCGCGGTCAGGAGATTCAGTGACCAAACCGGGGGAGACAAGTTCAACCTCTTGGGCGATGAGACCGATTTGAGTATGGGTCTGACCTTCCTTGAAGTTGTAGTTGCGGACTTGAAGAGCTTTTAGGTCGTCCCACTGCGAAGATGCGTCAACGATGTTCTCCTTTAGCTTTACGTCGGAGATGCCGGTGTAGCTGTTGTTAGTGTTCTGGACGTTACCGTTTGACCACACATAGTAGGAAATTGTGCCGCCCGAGTTGATTGTTGATCGGTTATATCCACCAGAGTAAATAGATATTGAAGTTCCAGCAGCAGATCCTGTATAAGACTCATGCACCTCGTCTGCGCCAAAGCAACGGTTGCGTCCATTTGCCTGAATCCGCATCCGCTCCGTCGTAGTAGTCGCTCCTTGAGCAGTGGTGTTAAACCTTAAGTTAGTTGAGGCGGAACTGGCTGTATGGTCGTGCTCTGCATAGCACTCAATTTGGGCGCAAGTAACACCTGTGCCGCTGTCATTAGAAGCGAAATAGAAATGACCTATGTCATTACCGGCAACAACGCTGTCATCATTTCGCGCAATGGTTATTTCACCACCGCCGCCAGCAACAACTTGAAGGTCGCCGCGGACAAAGTTACTAGACGTGCCAACTAAGAGGCGACCCGAGCTGTCAACCGTGGTGCGAGTGCTGCCGCCCGTGACAACGTTGACCGTATCCGTACCAAACGAAATGCCGGTGTTTGTATCAGTGCCCTGAAGTGCAGGGGTTGTAGCTGAGCCGTTGACTCCTGCTACTCCGTCGTCGCCGCTAAGAGTTAATGCCATGGCTCAGACGATAACCCAGGTGGACCCTGATGGGATTGTAACTGTGGCGCCGGAATCAATAGTGATCGGACCAGCTGACATTGCGTTGGTGGACGAGGTGATCGAATAGTCAGTGGTCACATTCTGCCCGTTTTCGTAGAAAACAGCATCTGATCCACCGCCTGACGCTCCACCACCGCCGCCAATCGCACCCCACGCCCCATTCGCATATCCTTCAAATGCGTTGTCGTCGGTGTTGTACCGGAACATGCCATTGCTGGCAGTCGGTCGCTGAGCAGTCGTACCAGCAGCCACATCAATGGCGCCAGTGCCGGTCATGTTCACGTCACCGGCAAAACTCACCGTGCCAGTGAAACTTGGAGAAGCCAGCAGCGCTAAGCCGAAGTTGGCAGTGCCAATCCCGCCAGCTGCCGAAACCTCAATCCAGGCATCATTTGCCGAGTTGCGGATCTTCAGCGTGTTGGCGTTAGTGTCCGCCCAAATCTGATAAGCGTACGTCGTCCCGGGTTCGGTGCTGGAACTGTTCTGGCTGACGATTGCCGCCAGGGCGTTGTTGAGATCGCTACGAACGGCGCTACCCGTTCCATTGGCGATCACATAATCATGAGTTGCCACGGCGGCCTATGCGCTCATATCCGCCACTTTAACCTGCCTTGCCGTAACCCACAGCGGAGTAGTTGAAGTTACGGTCGATGCCAACATCTGACGAGTTGAAGAACGCCACATCAAACCCCGTGCCAGTGATATTGGACAGGGTGAAGTAGTCGCCGCTTTGCATGTTGTTGGCGGTAATGCCCACCGTCGGCAACTTGCTGTTGGCGCCAAGCAGCGTTGTCGTCCCAGTGAAGAAGGCGTTGGCAAACGTGACGGACTTCGTTCCGGTGCCGCTGGCAATCACTGACTCGCTGGATTCCGTGCGGCGCTCAAATTCTGCGACGTAGCCCAGCTCGTCAATCAAGATGTTCTGCGCAGTGTTGCTCGACTCCAGCTCTGCCTTGAACTGGAACGCCCTGCCCTTAAACGTGCCATTCGCAAATTCGTTCCAGCTACCCCAAGTCGGCGTGCCTGTTGGATCGTCGTCGGTCTTTCGCACGTAAAGCTTGGCATTGACCTGATCGACCTCATCACCATCAAACTCGTCCCAGTCGTCGATGCTTTCACTGCGCGAGTCGATCAGATCGCTTGGATAGAAGCCCCGAGTGACAAATCGCCGTTTCAAATCCAGTGAAAATACGCCTTCGAGATCAAGCGTGTTGACAAACTCGTATTCAGCGCTGCTCAGGACATCGCCGGAGAAATCAAAGTTGTCGATATCGTCAAAGTCGGTGACATCATCAATGTCGTCATCGCCGTCAATCGTTAGGGCGTCGTACTCATCGCTGTAAAAACAGTCGGTTCGAGTGCCTTGGAACGGTGGATCATCCAAGTCCTCACGCCTTGTCTGCAGTGCCAGCTTGCCTTGTGTATCAGGCAGGTCAATGATGATGCTCGTCTCATTGGTGCTGAGCCTGCCGCCGTCATCGGCAAACTTGACCAGCACCTCGCCTTCAATCAATGAGATCTTGGCGCTAGTTGCCGAACCAGCAACCGCTTCAATCAAATCAACTGAGTTCGACCACGTTCCAGTGCCGTCCGTCTTATTGGAGTGGCGGATGTAAACCTTGCCGCCGTGTTTCACGTCAAGGTCAACGGTTTCATCCCACTTCAGCGTGCCTTCCTTGCTGCTCGTCGCTTCAAAACTCAGGTTTTGAACTTGGCCCGGAACAGCTGTTTTACCGATAGCCGTAAACGTCAGACTGCCAAAGTCAGTCGATTGCCGTCCCAGTGAGTTGATCGTGTAAACCTCGAACTCATACGTGCCGTCAGTCGTGTCCAGAATTTCAACGTCTGGTTTGCCTGGGTGCATCGTTTCCCAGTTGTCGCTACCACGCCGATACCTGACCTTGTACTGAGGTGCGCCCTTAACGGCCTCCCAGCTCAAAATAATCTTGACCTTAGCTTTGTCGTTACTGGCGTAAAACTTCTCCTCAGCCTGAAGATTGCCTGGCGCTCCAGGGATCGGATTAAGGTTGGTAATGTCACGGGTGTCAAGCTTGAAGCCGTCTTCAACGTGTCCGTACTTATTGGCGTTGTATTCAAGCGCTGTGATCTCATAAATCGCTGGCTCTTTTTCATTAACAGTCAGCACCCTAAATTGCTGCGTTTGAATTGAATCGGTCTGCACGATCCAAACGCTGTTTGTGTTTGGCGCGGAAGTGAAGTCAGAAGAAACAGTAATCGTCGTTCCGTCGCGAGATGATATATCCCGAGTTTCCAGCGTTCCATCGGACAGCAACACCGAAAGCGTGGCGTCGCCTTCGGGCAGTCCATCCGCGTCGTCAACGGTGACTGTCGAAACCGTAGCGCTGCTAATCCTTCCGCCGTAACGGACCCCAGCTCGCACTGGATCCTGTACGTCAATAACAGCGCCAGGGCGTACCACCGCTCCAGCATCAATCGACGCTGAAAACGTGATGACGTTGGTCTCGTTCTGTTCGCTAAACAGGATCCAGCGGCCTAGTCGATTTGCTTGACCCCGTGACGTGCAGGCAAACGCCTTGACCTGTGTAGCGACCCAACCGTACTTTTCAATGCCGTCACGGTCTTCAACCATTTCATAGTTCTGCTCCCGTCGTTCCAGGTCCAGATAACTGACGACTGCGACTGTGTGGCGCGTTTTAACGTCCGAACCGGCATAGCTAAAGCCTGGCTCCAGCACATTGGCGCGGTTAAATAAATACGTTGCATCAGTCGGTTTGTCCTGAGTCAACGTCAGCGACCCAGTGGACCAGAACGGCTGGCAACGCATGACCGAGCAAAGGTCGTTGACCAGCTTGTAAGCCTCGTATTGGTTCTGAATTAGCGCGTTACAGCTAAATCGTGCTTCCTCGCCACCTTGGCCGTCATCCACCAATTCGTTGGAATACTTGGATGCAGCTAAAAAGGCAAACTTGTCCAGCTGCGCTTCAGCAATGTGATCACCAAAGCCATACCGCTTATTTATGAGCAGGTCGTACAGGATCCACGCAGGGCAGGTCGTCCACTGCGCAGCGCCAAACGTCCCAGTCCAAGTGCCGCTATACGTCAGCCTGCCTGTGGCAGCGTCAACAGTCGCGTTATTTGGAATCTTGACCTTGATTCCACGAACGCGATACGACCGAGCAGGGATATTGTTGAACTGTTCTGCCGCAAACCGAACTGCCGCTAACGCACTGTTGGGATAGCGTAGTTTCTTGCGAATAATCTCCGTATAAGCCGTCCAGAAAGTAGGGTTTACGTTGGTGTCAGTGCTGTCGTCAGAAACCCGCTTGACGCGAATATCAACAGGAAAATCACCATCCAGCTCGACCAGATAATCCCGTTCGTATTTGTCAGCTGTACGGCCACTAATATCAGCATCTTTGACCTTGGTAAAGCCGCCCCCGTTGTACTGGACCTCGATGTCCAGCTCGACGCTCGTTCCAAGGATGTCGCCTTGTGCGTTTGACGCCTCAAGACGAGGTACAGCAATACTTACTCGAACAGCATCGACGTTCGTATCCGTGATCTGGCGCGTTACAGGCGTTGCCTGAACCACCTCAGTATTAACACTAATAATGTCCTCAACATCGCCAAACCCTGTGGCGCTGATATGCGTTTGAGCGTTAGTGCCGTACCGAGTCGTAACCGTAACGCCCTTAAAGTTGTAGTCGCTGTCGCTCAGGTTGGTAACATCCGCCCCAGCGCGCAAAATTGGCGTATCTGTTAAAAATACATCCTTAAGAAGCGCTTTGTTGTAGTTATCCGTCCCACGGGTATAGCTTCGCGCAGACGGAAAGCCTTCAATCTCGCCCTCGCTAATCAGGTCAAGAATCGTGGCGTGAGCTGTTGATGCAAGGTTGTCTGCTGTGCGAGTTGGTGTCCTCGCAGGAGGTGGCGCAGCCTGTTGAACAACAACAGTCTGTTGGACGACTGTTTGGCCACCACCACCGCCGCCACCACCACCGGCACCGATGATCTGTTTACGGTCTTTCTTGGCCATGTCAGATCGTGTCAACGTCGATGCCGGCAGAAATCACCACCGATCCAACAATAGTTTCGCCGTAGACCAGCGGGACTGGCAATCCAACTCTCGAAGTATTCTGAATCCCGCTAAAGCTGTACGACTCCTGTGGGTCCAGTTCAGTTCCCTCGCTAGTCGTTGTTCGCCCGCCCCCAGCAGACATACGTGTCGGTCCTATTTGACCTAACTGAGGTGTTGGGCTTAAAAGCTGTGAAACCCCTCCCAAGATTAAGCTGACACCAATAGCGCCAACAATGTTTGCGGCACCCACGCCCAACGTAAAACCTGCCGCTGTAAGCGCACCTCCTCCCGCTCCACTAAAACCAAGCACTGCTGCGCCAGCTGGTGCCAGCAAGATTGCGGTCGCCACTAATGCCACACCAGCCAAAATCTTTCCGACGCCGCCACCAGCACCTCCCAGTACCGGCACAATCTTGATCGTTTGGCTTGCCGGATAATTCAGTTGCTCCAGGTCGGATTCATATCCATCCACGATCACCTTGTAATGCTGGTCCGCCATGTGGCGCTCCAGTCCTGGAAAGTTAGCCAGCAACATCCGTACTGCTTCGCCAGCACTGCTGATCTCAGCTAAAAATCGCCTCTGGCCAACAAATTTGGCGAGCGGACCATAGACCCTAACTTCTCGTTCCATGCCGCAACACCCGTCCTGTGCATTTTAAGAGCCACTCGCCCAATAAATCACGGCTGGACAGCCTGCCTCGTAAGTGATGCAGCACCATCTGGTCGCCTAAGTAAACACCCACGTGATTCAGCTTGTTGGAATCAATCGCCATCAACATCGCATCCCCCGCCTGCATCTCAGCAATATCCACCTCATAAAAACCAGCCTCTTCCCAACACCCGTCAAACATCGGATTTTCATTGAACTCATCCGGTGTTGTGGGACGGTCCCAGTCAGGCAGCTTCAACCCCTGCTCTCCGTACCAGTCGCGCACTAGCGTCCAGCAGTCGGTCACGCCCCAGATCCATGACCGCCCAATCAATGGGGCTTTGTACCCTTCAGGCTTGCATTCGCCCCATCGCTCCAGCTTGGGATTGACGATGTACCAAGGCAGGCCAGACTTCTCACACGCAATCCGATCCGCTTCACTAGGAATTGGTGGCGTAACAGGATGACTATGGACGACTGCTACGACTTCACCTTTGTCCTCAGCGGCAGCGTAATCGACTGGATCAAGGATGAAGAACTCGTTAGTTTGAGCCAAATTTTTACATGGCCAATACCTCTCCCGCCCCTTGATAACGACCAGCAAACCGCATGACTCACGTGGATCCTCCGCTTTCGCGTGCTCCAGTGCGTTTGCCTTAGCAGTCGCCTTCATGAATTAAACGCGCCAATGCCGGGGAATCCTCCGAAAGGTAGCGCGGCATTCTCCCCAAAACGAGCCTCACAACTGCTCAGACGCTTTCCGCATTTATCCAAATCCGTGTCAGTAACAGCATTGTCGTTTTCATCGAAAAAGTCGCTGCCGCTGTACCCACACTCAGATCCTTTGTAAATCCAAGGACACAAGTTGGCGCTGCACTGACGTTTTGGGCTGCGAACTCCTGCAAGGTCGAATGAAGCAGCTAGCTCAAAAACAACTACGTCCCTGCTCTCGCTGACTTTTCGCGCGACGTAGTAAATATCGTCGTTGAACTTTTGGGTTGCGTCCGGCGTCCCAAATGGGTTATCACCGTCAAAGTTGTCGTTGTCGATGTACCGCGCCAAGGTGCGGATTCGTGTCAGCTTTGCTCCAGTGAGATCGTTGCCGGCCGTGGTGTTATTAACGTCCAGCAGGATTGTCGTAATACCGCCAAGCAGGTTTGCAACTGTCAGTGTCGGCCTGGGCAGGCTGCCACTTTCTGCGTTGTAGTCAAAACCCTCCGCTTGGATCGGAAGCTTGGTATAGGCCTCACCGTCCCAGACGATGTTCTGCACTCCAGAACCAACGTCGTTGATGCCGGCGTGAAATCGGTAAGTAAAATCGCTGCCGTGGAGCAGCTCCGTCGTTTCCAACTCAAACAGCTCAATAATGCTGCTTGGGTTGATTTTCTGTAGTTCCTCAAATGGAATTGGCATTACGGCTCAAACACTTGGATAAAAGTAGCGTTGATTGTGGCCCTGCCTGTATAAGGGATTGATTTTGTCCATTCAGGGCAAATCCATTTATACGTGTCGGTCTCATCCAAGGGACTCCAGTCAAAACTGGCAGAATCCTCAGCTCTGGCGTCTAAAAACGTTTCAATCGTGTCGGCGTCAGCCTCGGATACGTTCCAGGTCAACGTCCACTCCTTTGGATTCATGTGGGACGGAATGCCCTCAAGAATCCGCTGCTGGTAACCATCGCCGAACTGGACAGTCCTAGTCCTGGGACGGCTGCTCTTTTGTGCGCCGTATGCAGGTGTAATCGAAGGGAAAGTAGCCATTAGGCGAGCAAGCCTCCAGGACGCTTCTGTTTGATCAGCTCTTGACGGATAGCAACGCCAATGGCTTCGCCAAGCTGTTTTTGCTCGTTGGCATTGCCCTCGACACTGCTGCCGGATGCGTCCACATTAACCACGATGTTTGAACCGCCCATTCCGTGGTTTGGAACAATGTTGCCCTGAGCGCCAGGGACGAATAGTTCGGGGCCGCGTTCGCCCACCATGTAAGGTTTGCCGGCAGAAACAGCGCCACCTAATGCCTTACCTGGAAGAGCAGGTAGCGGTGGCGGTGTTGAGGGGAGTGCGCCTCCCTCGTAACGACCTCCAGGCGCAACAAGTGAGGCATAGGGGTTGGGGCTAAACAGGGTGCGCATAAACCCAACTGCCTGTTCAATCACGTAGATCTGAATTAGCTGGCGGGCAATGTCCTGCAGCACATTCGCAGCAATGTCCCGAAGAGCCATGCCCCAGTTACTGGCGCCAGTGATCAGCAGATCGAACGAACGGGTCATCCCTTGACCCAACACGTCAGATACCTGCTGGGCGAGCTGCAGTTGTTGCTGCATACCCTTGTTCAGCTGGTTTTGCTGCTTGATTTTGTTTTGCATCTCCTCAAAGGCACGCTGAGCTGCTTCTTTGTTTATCTGCTCGATGTCGTAGGCAAGCTGCAACTCAGCACGCTTGGCTTCAAGACCCAGATTGCTAATAGCGAGGTCTTTTTCTTTCTGCGGCACGTCGCTGGCGCGGATTTTTGCTTCTTTCTCGGCAAGCTCTGCCATACGCATACGATGCTCAAGCTGGCGTACACCTAAATCATCGTCATTACGCTTCAACTCGAACATCGTGCGCTCAAGTCCCAGCAGCTGCTGAAGCTTTTGCTGCTCTGCTTGGAGATCAGGTATACGGCTGCGGCGGCCTTTTTTAGTTTTGGGAGGTGTAATACCAAGCCTATCTAGAGGTGTGACAGGGATAAGCGGTGTCGCTGGGGCCTTGATTCCCTCTTTGGTGGCTTGTTCGAGTGTTTGACGTAAAACTTCGTTCGTAATTGTTCCGGGTACAGTTATTTGTTTTGCGCGACTTTGCGTGATAGGGGCAGTCTGGAAACGTGGATCGCTAAACGCGGCAGCTTGCTGTTGAGCAGAGATAACCCGAGTGCCCCTCTTCTCCGTCAAAATTTCTTGCAGACGTTTTGCCTGCGTTGGACTAACGCTTTGCTCCAGGGCGCTGAATTGGCTACGAAGAGTAATCCCGCCGACAAACTGGCTTACAAGCTTCAAGAAATTAGTTAATGGTCCTGCAATCAGAGCTTGGAGTTGCAGCGTTAGTTGTGCCCAAAGACGTGTGACTTCGCTTGTCTCATCTCCAAGCAACTTCAGGCTCTTAACGCCGTCGGTGCCAATAACTGTAGTCAATTCTTGAGTCAGTAACTTGGCTAGTTCTTCAGCCTTGCCTTGTTTCTCTAGCTCGATGGCACGGGCTTCAATCTGTTGAGAGCTGAACAAGCTCTTTTCGCGTACGAACTCAAACGCTTTAGACGTAGACGTAAACGCCTTTGATGCCTCCAAAGTGGAGCCAACAAACTTGTCGAGCTGTTGACCTAAGGCACTAAGGGCGATTTGAGCAGCAAAACCAGCCGGTCCGCCAACTAGGCCGCCAGCTGCGCCACCAAGAACGGAGCCAGGGCCGCCGCCGAACAGCAGTGGGAAGCCTGCACCAAGTGCAACACCTGATGCTTGCTGGATGCGGCGTTGCCGACGTAAACCGGCGGGTGATCCTGGAATATTTGGAGCACCACCGATAGGGCTACTGGGAGCTACACCGCTAAAAGCCGGGAAAGGTCCGACAGGAGTCGTATATGCCCTTGGGTCGCCTCGTCTGGCTAGTTGTCTGGCTATAGGCGAACCAGGCAAAGACGCGCTGCCCTGGATGGGGTTAAACGGGGCGTTAGCTGCTGAAAGCTTGAGTTGTTTTTGAAGCTCGCGTGTTTGACGCTGTTGTAGAGCCAGTTTGTCGCGTTCTTTTTTAATGTCTAATGTCAGCTGAGCGCTTAACTGTTTGTGGGTACCAAAATTACGCTTTGCTTGTGCTGCAGTAATCTCACCAAGTTTTGCTCGTAACTTATCTGTTTTTACGCCCGCCTCTTCTAGGCGTCGGATCTGCTGGTCTAAAGTGTAACGTTTTACTTGTGCTTTGAAGAGAGCATCGATGCTCTCGGCTTGCATACGATTTGCCTTGGTTGATATACGCAGTTTTGCTGTTTCTTGGGCAATAAGTGTACGTGCGACACTATTTTGTGCCCGCGCCATTGTGAGACGACCCTTGTCGTTCTCTTTGGCTGCTGCGCTTAATTTTTCGCGTATTTTCGCTACATTTACACCTTTAGCCTCAAGCTCATTGGTCTTGCGGCCCAAGTTGTAAGTGACAATCTGCGTTGCCTGCCGTCGCTCAGCTAAACGCGCACTTTGCTTCTGTGTGGTTAAAGAGCGCCGTGCTGCGGCATCCTCGTTACGCAGCGGTGCAGCGAGGTTTTTCTTGAGGTCGTTTACTCTCTTTTCAAGAGTTTTCAGCTGATCGTCGAGCTTCTTGGCGTTCAGCTGGATATTTACTTCGTAGTTGACGCCAGCCACAGAAAACGCCCGCCTAGTAGACCCAGATTAGCGAACTCTGCGATACTGGGCCTCTTGGCGGGCACGTTCGTACGCCTTCTCCTCGCGCTCGGACTTGAGGTTCAAGTAAGCGCTCCAGGCGTACAGCTCTTCGGTGGACATGCGCTGGCGTAGTTCGGCCAGCGTCATGCCCAGCGTTTCTGCGATAAAGAACTGCAGGTAAAGCTGCGGGTCCTTATCAATCTGCGCTTTTGACGGCCTCCGGCTCAACCCCCTCTGCCATGCCCTGCATCTTGGTCATGATGTCGAGCAAAATTGACATCGGCAGCTCGTTCCGCAGCGCAGCACGATCGCCTTGGCTGAACAGCTTGACGCCACCTTCATCCTCGGCTTTTTGGATGATGGTCTGGAGCGCAAACTCCAGGCTGTTTTCGTCGTCGCCCTTGTTCAGGGTTTTGATCACATCGTTGATGCGGTCACGGTCGGCGATCGTCAGAGGGCGCCAGAAAACCTTTAGTACAACTGTGTCGCCGTCCTTAATCGTGTAGCTGCTGCGGGCTTCAACGCTAAACGCCTTCCGCAGCTTGTCGATTGCTCTTGTACCAGCCATAAAAATTAGACTTGACTATTACACTATACAGCGCTCATCTTGAAGCCTCTACCCACGAACGCCTTGCTCAAATCTTTAAGGATCTCGGCGTTTTCGTTATGGGCGGTGTAGACGTTGAACCAGTCGGGGTTGCGTGCTTTGGCTGTGAGTTTGAATATTTGCCCATGCTCTTCGTAGGTCTGGCCCTGACGGGTGGCATTGGGGTTGTTGACCGCAAAGCCGGCGTACTCAACAGTGTTGCCGATATAAAGCGGGCTGTTTAGCGGAAGCTTCAGCGCGGCGACGTTGGGAGGGATTCTTGATGTGGGCATATTCGAGTCGCGCCAGTCGCCTTCGCGCTTCTCTGTTGGTTTTAGGGGTTGGTCGCTGAGTTCCCAGCTGCGGCCAAATGTGCCAGTCCACCAAGGGCCGTCTTCGACGAGGGCTTGGATGATGATGGGGCCGGCGTCGGCGCGAGCTTTTTCGATCTCTCGCTTGAGATCCTTTGCGAGCCAGCCAATACCCCTAGCCATCAGTGTGTAGCTGTGAAATTGCAGGTGATAACGCTCAGGAAGTGGCTGTCGTTTTCGCTGGCAACAGCAGAGGGTCCTGCAATCGTGCCAACGTGCGGGCGGGCGGAATAGCTGTCGGTGTAGCCCGAAGCGTTGACTGAAGTCAGGCCGTCGATCACAGATTCAGCAATGGCAGCAGCTGCAGCACTACCGCGATTCATTGGCGTGAAAATGGCACATCGAATAGTGCCGCCGTAGTAATCGATCGCTGCACCATGCGGCTGGTACGTGGATTGGCTGAAGTTGATGTTGACCAGCACGTAGCTGGTGTCTTTGCCGGGTGTGGTGTACGGCATGTTGTCAAACACCACCGAAACACTGCTATCTGCGTCGGTGATAGCGGTGTTGAGGGCCTTCTCGAAGGCAGCGCGGGTGTTGACGAGTGTCATCAGAAGACCACCGTGAGAACGTACAAATACTCCTGACCACCCCGATAGGTCTGGATGTCTTGGAGTTTTGCAACGCGAGAAGATCCAGCAAATGTCAAGGAGATTTCGTCCTGCAAGCTGGGTTGGTTGTTGCCAATCAGGTTGGGGGTGACATACACCCGAGCGGTATTTTCTTGATAGCCGTTCTCTTCGTCGGAACGGATAAATTCGATCGGGACTTTAATGCTGGAGTAGCTGGTATCAGTAGTCGTCACTGCGCCAGTGTCTACGTCGTAAGACGGGGCGGTCTTGCGCACATAAGTGATACTGGTGTCGAGAGCAGTACCAAGGTCTGCCACCACTGATTTGGCGATTGCTTTGAAGGCAGTGTCGAGTGCGCCAGCCATGATTAACCCCTCACAACACGTACTTGATAGCTGCCGCTACCTCCAAGGCAATAAGCGCCAAGATAAGACTGCAGCCAAGGATAAACGTCGAAGACGTTGTTGACGGTTCCAGTGGCTTGGCTTGCCTTGTTGTACTTGACTTTGATGTCACCGAGTTCGACTGCTTCGTACAAGCCAGTATCACCAGTGGAGTCGGTGATGGCACCAGTGTCGTTAGCTAATGCACGTGCAAGTTCGTAGGTGGCGTATTTGATTTCGGCGGGGATTTCGCTGCAGGTCAGCTCGACGCTATCGACGTGGTAGTTGTTGCGGGGCCACTTCAGCGCTTGGTCGTTATCGCAACGATCACCGTAAAAATTCAGGCTGTCGATCCAGCGGGTGGCTGAAATCAGGGCGCGGTTTTTGGCGTCATCGGTCTTGTCGTCCCAAGTCGCAGAGTCAGGGACCGTCTCGAAATATGAGTCTGCGGCGGCCAGCGTCACGTAGCTGTTAGCTGTCTCGCTCTTCAATGTGGCGTTGATAGTTGCGGCCACAGCACTACAACATACTTTTTGTCAGTCTAGCGGCAATAAAAAACCCCACCCGAAGGTGGGGTCCTGCCTCTCAACATCCGAACGGTAGATCAGATGGTGGTGGTGTCCAGGGGGCTGTTGACGGTGAGCTGAACCATGGGGATCAGATCAACGTCGTAGGTGGCTGCCCAGTTGCTGGAGTCAGCCAGGTTGGCGTTGGTCGGGTTGTCGCCGGAATCATCCCACTTGGTGCCCATCACGTGATAGGTGGAGTGGTAGTCAACCGAGAGCACGTCCTGCTTGGACAGCACGTTGCGGTCTGCCTCGATCCGCAGATCCGACTGCACACCCTCAAGGATGGTGCCGGACTTGATCAGGTAGCAGTAGAACTCGCGCTGGTGGCCGGCGGTGCCAGGTGCGACGGTGTTGACTTGGGTGTCAACCACGACGCGCATACCGGCAAACTGGCCCACTTCGCGCGCACCGATGCCCACGCCGCCACCGCCCCAGGTCACTGCGCCAGAAGCGGCCAGTGAAGAGGTGGAGAAGGTCAGCATGCCCACCTGATACAGGTAGTAGGCGACCGAGGGGTGGACGACGAGGGTGTCGAGTTCTTCGCCGCGCTCACCCAGGAGCGAGCGAGCTTCTGCCACGGTGGCAGCAGTCAGGAAGTTGGCCTCAGCACCACCGTCAGCGGCGGCGACTGCCTTGTCCAGCGCATTGGCCGATAGAGCAGTACCGAACAGACCGGAAAGCTGGTTGAACAGGCGGGCGCTGTTCAGCTTGTTGATGGCGTCGGCCAGCTGGTTGCGGATGTGAAGCATGGGGTCTTCACCAGCAGCCAGAACTGCAACGTCATCCACGGCATACGCAAAACCGCGATGGCAGATGGTTGCAACTTGGGTTCCGGTCCCGATCTTTTGAGGGGTCAGGTAGCCGGCCTCGCTGGTGCCCCAGGTGGCGGTGCCGTCCATGATCTCCTCAGTGGGAGACACGGGGTTGAACTCGGGGACCTGAATGCGGGTGCCGCCTTCGCGGGCATCCAGCAGGGAGTTGCGAACAACAGCGCCGCTCTTCAGGAAGAGGCTGCGCTCTTTGATCGCCTCAGACACATAAGTGCTGAGATTATTACGCTTGACGATGTCCGCCAGAAGGACACCGCCGGAATAGTTCTGAAATGGGGCGGCCATTTCAATCTCCAGGGGAAAGGTTTACGTGGTTCAAGTCACAGACTTGAGTGGTGTCCCACGGGGACTTAGCGACCCGCTTCCCTTTTCAGCACGGCTGCAAGGTCGGGGTCGCTGGCTTCCAAGGCCATTTGCCTCGTTAGGTTAATACTACCTTCCTTCCAAGGGTTAGCCATTCCAGGTGCAATCGCACTGTTGGGAGTGGGCTTTGCGCCCATTCCAGCTGCACTGCTTGGCTTGAAGTGGTGCTCATAACCTGAGCCCGGATTCTTCAAGTTAGAAAGGTAGGTGTTGATGTCTTGCTCAACACCGCCGTTCAAAACAACAACGTTGCCGCCGTCGTTTTTGCGGAGGTTGTTTTGCAAGAGCTGCAACATCTGCTCGGCGTTGATAGCGCCAGCCTGGCTGATGGCAGACAGGGCACTGGTCTTCACCGCAGCAGTTTCGTTAGAGGTGCGGAGTTCCTCTAACTGACGCTGCAGGTCGTTGATCTGCAGGTCTTTGTCTTGGGCAGTTTTGTTGGCCTCTTCCCAGAGGTCTTTCCACTGCCCTTGGTCTTCCAGCGTCTTTTTACGCTGGTCGTCCTGCTTTTTGTAGACCTCATCAAGCTTCGACTTGATGCCTTGGAACTTTTCCTCGGCCTCAGCAGCTTGAGCCCTAAAAGCAGCAATTTGACTCTCGTACTCAGCGCGGAGCTGAGCAGATTGGTCAATTTGGGGAGCGGTGTCGGCTCCAGCCACGGGCTGGTCAGGAGTCACCACGGGTGTCTCCTGGATGACTTGCTCTTCCATATTCAGAGTTCAGTAGTTGAGTCGGTAGACGCTTCTACATTACTACTTTCCACAGATTCTTCTGTAGTAGGAGCAGGAGCTGGTTCAGCGGCTTTTTTAGTGCGGGTTTTGCGTGCAGGCTTTGCTTCGGGCACTTCGGGGTTGCCGTTTTTATCGAGGATAACGCGGCCTTTGGCCTCACTAATTTCGACCATCTGCCAGCGAACAGAGCCGTCAGGCTGGACGACCCGATCTAACGATGCGCTCATAACACTGATGTAGCTACTTATTTACTCTACTGTGCTAAACGGGTTCGGATTCAGTCGCTGTAGGCAGCACCTCACCCTGCACCAGGATTTGGCGGAACTCCTCGCGATCCAGTACGCCTTGGCCGAACAATGCATTGAGTGCGGTGATGTCTTGGCCGATCAAGCGGTCCATGTCGAAGTCGCGGCTGATCTTGACTTCGGGCGGCTCCAGCTGAAGATAGTCGGCCGCAAGATTGAAGCTCTTTTGCAGGCTCTGCTGAAGGTCCATCGAAACCATTGACATCATTGAGTTGGTGTCAACGCGGTCCAGGCGGCGGGCGTCGGCAGATTCGGCAACAAACTTCTGCTGGCTCAGCGTGCTAATGCCCAGAGTGGCCATCTGTTGCTGCAGTTCCTTGATCTCGGCGCTTTGGGCTTCAAAAGCGCTAGACGCGGGCTCGACGTAATACACCTTGTTGCCGGGCTGGGTAGCCATCGCGTAGTTCACGCTGATGGCCATGTCCTTGGTCTGGTCGTCCCAGCCCTCAAGGACAAGCATTGGCTGGGAGGCGATGTGGAGGCTGTGGATGAGGTCGGCCTGGCGCTGGAAGTGGGCCAGATTTAGGTAGGCGATGTCCAGCAGCGGAGGCTTGCTAGTCATCGTGTCGGTCTTGTTTGAATACAGCGTGACAAGCGGGATTTCGCCCAAGCTGTAGTCGCCGGACTCAACTAGGTCGTAGTCGGAGGTGCTGGTCGTCGCATCAAACGAGTTCGGGTATGGAAAGCCGCCGGCGGTCTCTTTCTTGGTTTCGTTTTGGCGGAAGATGCGATAACGGCCCGGTTCAATGACGCGGACTTGCTCGAACAGCTTTTCGCCGAATTCACCGTCGGGAACAACGGCTTTTTCAGCGATGCGAACCTGGATCAGCTTGCCGTAGTTGACCTCGCGGTCCAAACGCCAGCCGTAGATGTTGGCGGGGTCAACCTCGATCCAGTACGGGCGGCGGTTTAGGGCGCGTTCTTCGGCCAGGCTGCGGGCGCCGGTTGGGGCGGGGAAATCGACCAGCGTGTGGCTGTGGCCGTAAGTCAGCGCACAGGTCAGGGCGCGACGGGCGTACTCATCTAGGTCAGAGCCGCAGCCGTCAACGTTTTGCGCAAAAACGTCCGTCCAGTACGGGTCGCCAGTCAGTGTGATCGGCTTACGCAGGATCAAACCTGCAGCAGCACGTACCAGTCGTTGGGTGTAGGGCGAAAAAACGGCGCGGTTGACGCGGGCCAGATACGCCGAGTAGTCCTCGCGGGGTTCCAGGGGGAGGAAGGCTTCGCTTTTTTCGCGGAGATACTCCGTGCCGTTGGTCACGGCTTTCATGATCTCCCAGCCCTTCATTTGGTCCATCACCGCTTGGGTGCGGGTGAAGGGGTTGTCGCTCCCGCCCATGTAGGTGGAGCTGACGAGGTGGGTACGGATGCGGCCGGGGACGGAGTAGGTCATTTGGTCACCACTTGGTGCGGTCCGCCCAATAAGCGGCTGACATCTTGCCTTTTGCGATGTTCTTCGCGTGACGAGCCTTGAACGATTCGCGACGAGCTTTGCTGGATTTGCTCTCGCCCTTACGCGCCGGTGAGCCACTGACTCCCTGTTGCCCGAAGCGGATTAACCGCACTTTGTCCCCTTCCTTGGCCAATACGGCATGGGATTTTGTCGGGTGGTTCGGGGTGCGCTTGGGCTTGTTATACCCAGCAAATTTTTCGCCGCGACGTTCAATCATCGTCGTCCTCCACTTCAATCATCACCTCAATGCCAGCGGCTAGGCGCGTCATTAACGCTCCAAAGTCCACTGGGTCTGTGGGAGTCATGAACGTGAAGGTGGCTGAGGTCATGCGGGTCTCGGCCTCCACCTCTAGGTGGAT